AACCTCCTGCTGTTGATATTCTAGCTAATCAGGTTGAATACCTAGAGGGTGAAGTTAAGTATTATAAAGACCTGTGTAAATGGCACGCAGAGAGGAATAAAAATGAGTGATGGTGGCAAAGGTTGTGCACCACGACCAATTCTCATACCAAAAGAAGAATATGAAAAGAAATGGAATTCTATCTTTGGTGAAAAACCTATTCTAGTCGGTTATTGTAAAGTGTGTGGTAAAAAAGAATCTTGGTGTGAATGTAAAAAGGCAAAGAAATGAAAATCTACATGAATGGTTACCCAAACCATTGGCTCTCGCCTTATACCATTATTGACTATGTGTTTTTTTGGACAGATTGGTCTAGGTGTTCACGTGGTAAAAATTTTATTGATGATAAAGATTGGGTCAATCACCCCGATTGGGTAGAGAAGGCAGTTAAAGTATTGGAACCATTCTGTAACGTATTAAAATTAATTCGCCAAGTAATTCAACCACAAATTCGTTATGTAAAAATTGACCGTTACGATACTTGGTCAATGGACCACACTTTGGCTCATATCATTCATCCAATGTTGGTTCAGTTGAATGAAACTAAGCACGGCGCCCCATATACTGATGATGAGGATGTGCCTGATGAATTGAAATCAACCAATGCAGAACCAAAAGAGAATGAATGGGACACCGATTCAAATCATTTTAAGCGTTGGGAATATATTCTTGGTGAAATGATTTGGGCATTTGAACAAGAACTTAAAGATGATGATGAAGGACAATTCTTTGACCATTCAGAATCTTTAGGATTGCCTTTTGAACAAGCACTTGGTAAAGTTAAAGTTGACCAAGAAGGTTTAGAATCTCACCAAAAACGAAAAGCAAATGGCTTTAAATTATTTGGTAGATATTATCAAGCATTGTGGGACTAAAATGATACCTTATTATTATCTTTGGCAGGCCAAGAAGTCATTGGAAGGTGCCAAGAAAACTATTGAATTGATGAATGACCCCGACAATTATATGTTAGAAGCACAACGAGATATGCTTGAATTAGAAGTGGAACATTTTCGTGAACAATCAACAAAGTTTACCATTTTTCTATTGACCTTGGCAGTATTCTGTGTTAGCCTATCTTATCTTATCATTAAAGGAATTATTGATGTTCACAAAATTATTAGCCAAATTTAAATTGGTGCCGGTAGGTGGTTACATACTCGGTTGTTTCATTGGCATTTACGCCTTTGCTTTTGGTATGCAATGGCTATCTGATAAACCATTAACAGAATACAAAGGTGGAATTCAGAACCATTTAGTATGGAATATTAAAGGCGAATGTTACTTTGTAAGGCCTGCTACTAATACAGTTTATTTAATTCGTGTTGAAGATTGTGATAAAGGAAGTAAATAATGGCAACAAATAAAGATTTTAAACTAAGTAAAGAAACCAAGCGGATTCTTTCTAACCTACCTACTAGTAAGCGTGGTCATTGGAAAAATATGATGATTCAAGCTGAAGTAGCAGAAAAAAATGCCAAGTTGGCCAAAGTTCGTGAACCTAAAGGAGAAGCATAATGTCGTTATTTGTTGAAGTGAATGATGTAGAAAAAGGTTGTCAAGTTATTATTAATTTAGATACAGTAATGGAAATTGCTCCTTTACGCACAGGTGGTTGTGAAATTGCTTTTCCTGACCAAGCATCTGTTGGCGGCAAGCGCACCATGAAAGTAAAAGATTCTTATACAATGTTCAAACAATTGGCTCTGCAAGTTGTTTCGGCTGAAGATATTGCCAAAGTGAATGGTCGTATTACCGCAGGCAAGAAAGAAAAACCTCCAGTTGATGACGTATTGGCATCCATTCCAAAACTATGAGTTACTTCAAGTTAATCTGTGAAGATGAGGCTATTCCTTTTGGGGGTGCCTCAAAAATTACTCAAGAGTTTGAAACTGATGATTTGATTTATATTCTTGGTAATATGACCAAATTCTTACAAATGGCAGGTTATATTAATGGTGATAAACACCTGTCACTTGAAAGAACTGTTGATTTGGATATTCTTGAAGAAGATTTGGATGAATACACCGAGAAGTTATTCACAGGAACACCAGTCCCAAAAGAATAAATAAAGGGATATCATTAAACCTTTATTAGGATTCTCATGCTTATTCTAGTCATTGACCCCAGCGGTCTTACTCTTGATTGGTGCCTCCGATGTGTAGCAGCAGGTCATACAGTTAAACTCTATACCAAAGGCAGTCGTGCCTCGCATATTGGACAAGGTCTGGTCGATAAGGTAACTAATTGGAAGACTTATGTTAAGGTCGCCGATTTAATCTTCTCCGCAGACAACCTAGAGTTTATGGATGACATCCAGAAGCTAATTGACGAAGGTTATCCAGTATTCGGACCAGGTAAAAAATCTGCTAAATTGGAACTTGACCGTATGTATGGTCAGAATGTTATCAAAGCATTCGGTGGTCCAATTATTCCTTCCCATGAGTTTAAAAACTATGACGCTGCTATCAATTTTGTTAAGCAGAATCCAAAACGTTATGTTTGCAAACCATGTGGTGAAGAAGAAGATAAGACACTCTCTTATGTTGCTAAAGATGAAGCAGACCTTATTGGTTTCTTGACTAAGCGTAAAGAGAAATCAAAGCAAGCACCGTATTTCATTCTCCAAGAATTCAAAGGCGGTACTGAAATTGCTGTGACTGGTATTTTTGGTCCTGCTGGTTGGATGGATTTCTGGTGTGAAGGTTGGGAATTCAAAAAGCAAATGAATGGAGACCTTGGTGTAAACACAGGTGAAATGGGAACTGTTACCCGCTATACCAAACAATCCAAGATTGCTGACATTCTAATGAAACCAATGGAAAAAGAATTAAAGAAGATTGGTTATGTTGGTATGCTTGACATGAATTGTATCATTGATGAAAAAGATGGCACACCATGGCCAATGGAATGGACTGCTCGACCCGGTTATCCAATGTGGAACATTATGCAACCTCTAATGAAGAATGAGGATCCTGCACAATGGATGCTTGATTGTATCAACGGCAAGAATACATTAGAAGTAGAAGAAGGAACTTGTGTTGGTGTTGTAATGGCCAATGCCGATTTCCCATTCAATAAGCGTGAAGAAGAAGATTACTTAGATTTTCCCGTATTGACTGATGGAGTTCCACACCAAAATTTACATCCATGTGAAATGAAATTGTCCAAGACAATGAAGATGATTGATGGTGAACTCTGTGAGAATATTCCAGAACTTGGATCGGCTGGGTCCTACATTATAGTGTTAACTGGAACCGGCAAAACAATTAGTGAGGCCAAAGATATGGCATATAAACACGTGAAGATGGTAAAGTTAGGTAACGATCCACAGTATAGGACAGATATAGGCGACCGTTGTGAAGAAGGACTAAAGAAATTGAAGAAGCATGGGTATTGTACCGATTGGAAGTATTGACATTTAACCTTGATTGTAGTATAATTACATTATGAATATCTTTTACCTCGATAATGATCCCGTAAAATGCGCACAATACCATGTAGATTCGCATTGTATAAAAATGATTTTAGAATATTCCCAGCTTTTATCCACGGCCCACCGTGTATTAGATGGCCAAGAAGTAACTGTAAAATCTAAAACCGGTCGTAATGTAAAACGTTATGTTCTTCCTGACGACCGTGAATCTATTTTGTATTCTGCTACTCACATCAATCATCCTTCCGCAGTATGGTGCCGGCAGTCTGATTCAAACTATATTTGGCTGAGTAAACTACTACAAGCCTGTTGCAAAGAATATACCTATCGTTATGGTAAAGTGCATAAGTGTGAAGAAAGTGGCTTAGTCAAAGCTTTGTTCTGGAATTTACCCAAAAATATTCCTAATGGCAATTTTACAGGTCCCACACCTGCCATGCCTGACGAATGTAAAGTACCAGGCAATTCATTACAATCATATCACAATTATTATGTAATGAATAAACAACATTTGTGGTCATGGAAAGGCAAGATAAATAGTAGAAATAGACCGCAATGGTTTAATGAAATGATGATGCAAAAACTACACAATACTAACCAAGAACTAGGATTGACTTATTAATGCCAACATATACATTTGTTAATACTAACACCAAAGAGGTAGAAGAACATCGTATGTCATATACAGTTCTTGACCAATTCAAAATTGATAATCCCCATTTAGAACAACATATTTTTGCCGAGAACTTTCCAGTTTATTCTGATGGTTCTCGTTTGTCCGTTCCTGGAATGGGTAAAGCAGATTCAACTTTTGAGAAGTATGTGATTAATCGCATCAAAGAATCGGTACCAGGTAATACTATCAAAGATGGTCACAAAACTAAGATGCAAAGAGAATGGTAATAAGTCCTATTTCTTCAACAATTCTGTATTACGAAGGAGTCAAATTTGATAACAAAGTTGCCCCCGTAGAAAAAATTCCTCGCCTGTTAAACAATAATAATAACAATAGGAGTTTTGATGAGCAAAAAAAGAGGAATGTCCAAACAACAGCGGCTG